AGAAAAATTTTGTCTAGGTCATCAATGTAAACGGGCAAGATTGAGCTATCAGCAGGAAGTAAAATCCCATCACTTGCACCATCAGCCATTAATATAACCGGATTAGCGCCAGTTACTTGAAGAAAGCAAACGCCGTTAATTTTACCGCTACCCGTAGAGCCTAAAGACTTTACCGAGGTTGCGTCTGTTGTTACTGAGAGACTGCCCGAGTAAGCTACTTCATTAAAATTGCCGTTGTTTATCATTCTTTCCCCATTGGTTAATTTTATTTTAATGATAAGTTTTGCCCTGTTGCAATTTGACATAAATTCAGAAAGCTGAAAGAATTAACACATGAAACTGAATCGAAAAGAAATGTACGAAAAGAACAATTTTTCAAAGCGGTTGTTATGGGTTCGAAATAAACTTGAACTAGAATGTAATAAAATCGCAAGAATTGTTCCAATGCCCGTTGGTACGTTGTTCTTATTGGAAACTCAAGGAAGAACAGGATTTTATGAGCAAGTGCAAAGATTGGCCAGTATCTATAATGATTTTTGGCAGATTCAATATAATTCAGATTTTCCAAAGCTAAACGGAGTAGAGGTCAAAGAGATAACATTTCTATTTTTATGTTTCGGAAGAGATGAGAACAGAGAAAAACTCGAGAGCCTTAAAAAGCAACTTGAGAAAAAATACCAAAGAGAGCTAAAAAGCCTGATGGGGAAGAAATGGAAGTGAGTGTAAACGCAAACGCTATGATTTTGGTCGCCCCATTACTGGTGTCACTGGTTTTAAATTGCGCAACAGTTGACAATGACAATGATGTAATCAACTTAACAGTAAATATAATCACGGGCTTATCTATAGCAAGTACAGTTCTAGTATTCGCTATTTTGATAATGGAAGGGTTTTAAATGCCTAAAAAGGGTAGACCGACAAAATTCGAAGATATAGACCACGGGTACATTCACTACCTATATGAAGTTAAAGGCATGACTGATGTTCAAGTAGCTGAAAAAATTGGAGTTACTGAAAGAACTTTGAATAATTGGAAAAATAAATATCCAGATTTTTTTCAGTCCTTAAAAGATTGGAAGAAAAACGCAGACGAAGTAATAGAGGCGACTTTATTCAATAAAGCGGCTGGAAAGATAGTGTTGACAGAAATCCATGAGGGCGTTGATGCTAATGGGAACATAGTAGATAAAAAGATTGTAAAGGAAACACCACCTGATACAACTTCAATGATTTTTTGGCTAAAAAATAGGCAGCCCGAAAAGTGGCGAGACAAAAAAGAAGTAGCGGCAACAGTTGAGGGCGTAGAGGAAATACTTAAAAAGGCGAGGTTAAAGGATGACGTTTATAAAAAAGATAATTAAAGCATGGAAAGCATTTAATGAGCCTATTTTGCCAGTTATTGAGGTGACGGAGCAGGATAAGATCGACTACTTACTAGAGGAATTGGGCAAGATTGTTTTTGCAATGGATGAAACTCTAGAACAAAAAAAGATGATGGCCGCAATTGTTTCATTTAGACAGTTTAATAATAATAACAAGAAAAATATAAACCTTAACCGGAGTAAATAGAATGAGCGAAAACGAAAAAGGACTAAGCGCACCCTCTTACAACCCAATGAGCGAAAAGTATCCAGAGGAAGAAATCAAAACGCCAGAGGCAAAAGAAAACGAAACTGGTAGCGGTGAAAACATTATTGTTATTGAGCTACGTGTTCTGGCCGACAGTCTGGATGGCGAAAAATCAGGTCACTTTCATAAAGCTGCGGATCATATTAGGGCAGCAATAGTTCAATTCAAACTAGGCGAAAAAGATCATATCAGCGACGAAAAGAGGTAATAAATGGGAAGACCAAGAAAGAATGCAAACAAGCAATTACCAGGACAACAGCCAATGCCAGCAGTTGAGCCAGTTATCGAGCAAGACAAAGCCGCATTCGACGCAGCAGTAAAAGCAGCAGTTGAGGCAGATAGAAAGGCCAGAGAAGGACTCGAGATCCCAAAGGTAGAAAAAGGCAAGAGTAGTAGCTTTATGATGAAAGCCAAGAAAATCGAAGCAGATTTAAAACGGGCACAGCTTGAAAAGAAAGAGCTATTAAGACGGAATGCTCTCAAAGATGCTGAGGTTTTAAAAAAGCTAGTAGAACAAGAAGGTTCAGACGATGACAAACTTTCATATTTAAGATGGGCAAGAGCTAGAAAGATCATTTCTAAAGGTGACTCATATAAGTTAAACAAAATAGAGGCTGAAATACTTATTGATTCTTGCGAGTATGTTCAAAAAATTAACGGTGGTATTGGCTCTTATTTGGAGTTAGGTCAAGAGGTTAGATACTCAAAGTCCTATGATGCCAGCAAAGAGTGTGACATGTATACATTCTACGCAGTTGTGACAAAATCACCAGAGGACCAAGAAACTAAAGACATTGAATGGAAGCGCAGAAACGGTGTAATGGTAACACCTGAAGATTTTGCGCCAGAGTATGACCAATATCACAGGTTTGAGTTAAGAGAATCAGAGTTTTTGAAATACTTTAATCCGTACGAGGAATAATGCAAGAACTTCACGATTACTGGTTTTACCACCAACACTTTCACAAGATTAAGCCAAAGGTTGGGGAAATTCAGCCTTTGCACTTGCGACAGTACCAACAAAAGTTTTTCCATGAGTGGGATAAAATAGAAGGACCACAGAGAATAATAGTATTGAAGCCGCGACAAGCTGGCTTTTCTACTATTGTTGCATCTAAATTCACCCACTGGATGATGACCCGTGAACTTTGCCAAGGAATAGCGATGGCAGATAAACACGGAAGGACTCAGGAAATATCTAAGATTTACCGAACATTTGTTAGCGAGTGCCCAGAAGGTTTAATTCCTCATGTCGGAAAGAATAACACAGAAGAAATTTTCTTTGATCTTATGAAGTCGGGCGTATCATTCGAAACGGCTCAAGATCCGAACGCTGGTAGATCAGGAACTAGAAAGTTCTGCCATTGGTCGGAAATTGCTTTTTGTAGGTACTCGGTTGAAATTGATGATGGGGTTCAAAACTCAATCCCATTGCATAAAGATACGGCAATTATAAAAGAATCTACTGCTAACGGCCGTTCGGGTATCGGAAAATACTTCTATGATCTATGGAATGCAGCAAAGCGAGGCGATTCTATTTATAAGCCTTTTTTCGTTGCATGGTATGAAGTTGATGATTACCAGCTAGACCCATACGGAATAGAGTTTAATTCGTACGAAATTGACCTTTTAAAGAGATTTCCAGAGTTGACTAAGGCTAACTTAGCTTGGCGACGCTTGAAGCTCTCAGAATACGTCACAGACGATAATAATTTTTTAACGCCAGAGGAAAGGTTTAAACAAGATTTTCCCGTTGATGACAATGAGGCTTTCCTGGCAACAGGGCAACCTGTTTTTGATTCGCTGGAATTAACCAAGATAATCGACACGTTAAACAGAAATAGGCCAAACGAAATTAAAGACAAGCTAAACATTCAAAGCTATATACTTAAAGATCATTGGCAAAATTTAAAGATATTTACGCCACCAAGAGTAGGGAGACAGTATTTTATTGGTGCTGATATTTCCGAGGGACTAGCTCAGGGTGATGCGAGTTCATTGTCTGTTATCGATGAATCATGCAAGCAAGTAGCAACATGGCATGGAAAGATTGACCCTGATCTATTTGGCTTTCTATTGATGGAATTAGGCACTTTGTATAATGAAGCCTTGCTCATACCAGAGAAAAACAATATGGGTCATACGACGGTAACAACTATCAAAAACGAGGGGTACTCAAAGTTATATCGTGAAGTCGTAGAGGATAAAGTCACAAAAGAAAAAGTGCAGAAATTAGGCTGGCGAACCACAAAGAGTAGTAAGAACGATATGCTAAACGAAACTATTAGAGCAATAAGAGAAAACGAATTGCAATTAATGGACGTAAGAACAGCCGAGGAGATGATTTCTATTGCCCGTGGTGATAATGGAGAAGTCGTTTTAAATGGAAAGGATAGAACCGTTGCGATAGGTTTGGCCTGCATGGGAAGAAAGCAGTACATGCAGATAATACCTGTTAAAAGCCCGAAGCCTAGAAAGTATTCAGGCACAGGCGAAGAGGCTCATAGAGCATGGGAAAAAGAGCAGAAATCTAATAAAGGGTGGTTTTAATGAGCGCACTAAAAATAGGACTAATCATATCTAGCTATGTACTAATTGTCGGACTCGGTTTGTTTGTTTGGCACAAAGTTCATTCAGAGATTAAAAGAGTTGAGCAGTCAATTAGTGAGAAAATAGCAAAATCAGCGAATAACACCATTAAGGGAATAAAGACACCTGAACCAATCAAAGAAGAGCTAAAAGGCAAGGGGTCGATTTACAACCCCTCAAAAGATCTAGACCGCCAGATGAGCGGAAAACATGTTGATTTCTATTAATCGTTTTTATACTCTCTTAGCGAAAACCTTGCATTAATATCTGTGTTATTCGTGTCAGTATCAGCAACGAGGTAAAACACATCAGACGGAGTTAGTCTAAATCCTATAGGCTCATTGATTACTTTAGTTGTATCTGAGTTGGTATCAATTGTTACCCTGAAAATCTCGTACCGAGTAGCCACATTTCGATTGAATACATAGCCCTTTACTTGCACTCTAGGCGTACCACCACCGGAAAGCTTGTTTGTATTTATCCATAAAAAACGAGCAACCGCGAAGCTGTTAGAGTCAACGAAAAATATTGCCTGTTGGGTAACACTTTGAAGAGCAGGGATAACCGCCTGAGTTGTACCGCCTGTTGTCGCTGTTACTGTAATGTCATTAGTATTCATTTGCGCCGAACCGCTAGACGCTACCGCAATTCTATTAATCCCTAACCCTGAAAAACTCGTAACGTCTGAACCTGTCGCCCCTAGTGTATGCGTCGATTCTGCTTTCAATCCGTTTGAATCGACATATTGAAAATAAAGAGTGAGCGCACCCGTAGTGCTATCGCCATCAGTCGAGCTATTATAAGCAATTGTAAAGGTCGAAGCGGTGGTTAGTGGTGTAAAGTTACCAGAAGCCGCCCATACTGTCTGCTCACCAGATGCTGCGGTCAATCCCTCTCTATATCCAAATTTAGTAAACGGACTAATCCCAGAGCGCCTACCGATAACAACCTCGTCAGCAAAATCATTGGGCCTTGTTATACTTGCGTCGTTATCAATTCCAACAGATTGATTGATGGGAGTATTTGAAGGAACAAAGTTATCACCGTAGTAAGTATAAAGTCTTATGTAAGATTGGTCAGAACCAGAGTCATTAAGAAATCTAACTCTAAAATAACGCCCCAGCTTAACACCTGTATGAAATTCATGAATTCCACCAGTGACTTGAAAACCAGCAGGGGGGAACGTTGAGTCCCAATTGGTTCCATCGTTCGAGAAGTCTGTGTAAAGAATGCCATCCACATCGGTTTTCATTGATATTCCGAAATGAGAATGCTTATCTATCTCACCAGTGCCCGTAAATGTAGAGCCATTTGACAGGGGCGTAGTGGTCTTATTTCCCTCGGAATTAGTGATTGAGCCTTGAACCTCTACGTCTAATGCTCTTTTTGCACCATTGTTAACACTTGGTATTATTGAGCTGGTTACAACCGGATGAGTCGAAGGGTCGCCAGGTTGATGTGTTTCGGGCGCCAATATTGCACCACCTTGAGAAAATGCATTTATTGAAATAACCCAAAATGCTATTAGTATAATAAAATTCCTCATAACTTCCCTTCCTTCATATCTGAAATTAATTGCCCGTCAAGTGCATCTAACGACCCATTTTGAACCATTTTCTTTATAGATTCATCATCCCATTTATACGACGAATTATCTTCTTTTTCTGGTAAGTCCTCGTAACCTATCTCGATTAGTCCTCGTTTCTTTAATTCTTTTTTATACTGAGAGTAGCTATCGCACCAGACGTTAATGCTTTTCTGATAACCAGGAACAAAAGTATTCTTGACATCACGATTTGATAACATGACTGCCATTTTAGGAAAGCCACAATTGAAACATGACCAGCCATTAGAAGTATTATATTGATTATGTTCGAATTCTTCCTTCGGGTAATACCTGTGAAACTCACAGCCGCACTTATCATTACGACATTTAAAACGATAACTCTTTGACATTGCTCCCACCTTTTCAGCTTTATGAATTATATTAAGTTTACTCTTTGCATAATGTGAATATTGTAGCATGGAAATTATTAAAAAATTACTACCTAAAAAGTCTAATAAAGATCTAGTCAAAAAGTCACTTGAAAAAAGAGACAAGATCAAATCCGCTCTAAAGAAGTATAGAAAGAACTTTGAACCTAATTGGAAAGAGGAAGAAAGGGCTTTTTATGGTGATTTATGGAAAAATTCCAACGAAAACAGACCATACGAAAATAGAATATCAACAGTTGTGGAAACGCAAGTTCCTATTTTAACTGACTCAATGCCGGCCCCAGCAGTCAGGGTGCAAGATCCCAATTTTATAGAGCAAGCTAAGAATTTAGGAAGTGCTATAGAATGGGTCAACAAAGATCAATCCTTTGAGTTGAATTATTCAATTCTTGTCAGAAAACAGTTAATTACGGGGACCTCGTTTCTGCATACTTATTACGATGCAAACGCAAATAATGGCGACGGTCAAATAGTTGACGAGATAGTAGAGTGGAAAAATGTCTTTCTTTCTGGTGAAGGTCCTTTCATTGAGAAATGCACTAAAGCGAGAATTGAACTAAGTCGTTCAAGAGATTGGTTAATCCTTAACTATCCAAAACACCAGCAGGCACTAAAATCAGAAGAGACAGACTCAAGTAAAGACGTTGAAACAGATAACGACGGGTTTGAGAATTACGACAATGTAAACAGAGGGGCAAAAAAGAAAGTTCCTAAGCCTTACCAGGATGAGGATACATTATGCCTTGTAAAGTCTTTCTGTAAAGATTATTCACTTGTTAAAATTGGCGAAGAACAAACCGCCGAGGAATTACAAGCAGAATCGGAAGAGCTTGAAAATGGCAATTCGCCCGATGTTTCTAAGTGGCAAGATCACAAAGCCCACATAGAAGCTCATAACATGGTTTTAGAATCATTGTATGGTGAGCTTAACCTTACCCCTGATGCTGGCTTAGAGCGAGCCACAGAGCTAGTAGAGCAGGCACTAGAAGAGAATCCAGAAGCAGATTTTAGCCCAATTCTACAAAAGATAGCAATTCTAGAAGCACATAGAGAAGAGCACAATATTTTAAGTGAAGAAAACCCAGAGGGCCAAAAGCCTAAGTATCCTAATTACATGAGAACAATTGAAACAGTTGGCGACATTGTTCTACATGATGGGGCACCAAGGGATGAGCACGGAGAAATACCTCTTGTTCCATTTTATACAATTAAAGATGGGACCATTTACGGAATTGGCGTAATTAGAAATATTATAGATTCGCAACGTATGATGGCAACAATGATGTTCAAGGAATATAAGGGGCTTCAGAAAGTCGCTAATCCTGAGAAACATGTAGATCTCGAAAGTGGATTGACAGCCGAAGATATTACTAACGAGGATGGGGCTATTTATGTGCTACCTCAAGGCACACAGATTCGAAACATTGACCCAGGACAGGTGTCACCACAGCTAGGACAATTCCAAAATGATAGAGGTCAAGCGATTCAAGACATTTCAGGTGTAAACGAGGCAACAGAAGGGAAAATGCCTAGCCCTAATGCGTCTGGTGTAACAGTTGAAAGGACTCAAACACAAGCAGTCGGCAGAATAAGACTAATAGACAGGCAAAATCAATATTATTCAATCAAAAGACTTGCGAAGCTTAGGGCCGCAATGATTTTGCAATATTGGACAAGTGAAAAAGTATTAAAAATAGAAAATGAAGGCGAAGACCATACACAGCTAATTTTTAACCCTCTTGAATTTCAGGATATTAGTTACGAAATAGAGATTTCAAGCGGTTCAATGGCTGGCGTTGATAAGGACTCTTATAACGCTTTGATGGCATCATTCCTAAATAACCAGCACATAACATTTGATGAATTTCTACAAGTAGCAGAAATACCACGAAAAGAAAAAATCAGGGAACTTGTCGGACAAAGAGACGAGCAAGCGCAAGCAATCGAAGAGCAAACAGCACAAATAGAAGATTTACAGCGAAAAATGATAAGGCTCAAAGGCTCAGTTAATCCTGAATTACTAAGCCCAGACGAGAAACCTATCTTTGACGAAATAATGAGAGAGCAACAACTAGAGCAAATACAGGGAGTCAATCCAGACCAACCCTATCTAGGAGAATAATAAATGTATGACGTTAATGAGTATTTAGACGAATCCAACCCAATCATGAGCGAGGGAGAAGAGTCTAGTACAGAAGGAACGAAAGTTGAAGCATCGAGCGAAGATGGCCAAGCCGAAGAGCAGCCTAATGAACTATCGCTAGAGGACCAACTAGAAGGCGTAGAAATCGAGCAAGCCGAAAAAGAAGAAGGCGCGCCCGATGTATTGTCATTAGTTAATGAACTTGGATTAATCCGAAATGGTTTACCGTATGAATACGAAAATCTAGAGGACATCAAAGAACATTTAATGAAAGGACATGACTACACTTCAAAGACGCAGGAACTTGCTGAACTTAGAAAGCAGACCGAAACGGAACTTTCACAAGAAAGAGAGCAAGTGGCAGCGGAACGAGCAGAGTTTGAGACTGAAAGGCAGCAAGTCGAAAGCTCACTGGTAGAAAATGAAATCCTAGCGGAAATCATGGGAACTCTACAAACTCAAGAACCAGAAGTATTTGCGGAAATCCAAAGGGAGTTCCAGCAACGAATGGGAATGCACAACAAAGCTTTAAACAATCCAGAAGTCAACAAGCTTAAGTCAGAGTTAAGTGAAATTAAGAAGTCACTAGGCGAAAAAGGTGAACAGGACCAAAATGCAAAGCATGAAGAAATCCGCGCAGCTTGGGACAATGGATTAAAGGAAGTGCAAACAGGCTACGCAATGAAACTAAAAACACTCGGAGTAAAGCCAGACTGGGCAAAGGTCCAAAGTATTTGGCAAGCAGACGCAACGGGCGAAATGACTGTAAAGCAAGCAATGTTAGCAGTCCATGGCGAAGACATTCAAAAAGGATTAGAAGCAAAGGCGAAACTAGCCGCAACAAAGGCCAAGTCAGCACAACGACAAGGGCCATCGGGTGTTTCTGGTCAAGGTGAAAAACAAGTACAAACTGATTCATATTTAGCTGCCGCGGAAAGATTACTAAAAGAGCATTCATGAAAGGAGAATAAATCATGGCTTTAACTTATACGCAGGTGACTGCAATAACTCACGATTTGATTAAGGAAAAATTAACAGAAGGTGTTTTCACTTCTAACGCTGTTTTGAAGCGACTTAGAGGAAAGCAAGTTCTAGAAGATGGTGGAAATAAAATCATCTGCCCTCTTTTTTCTGTAGATGATACAGGAAGTACAGGGGCTTTTTACAGCTCAAGAGATAATCTCTCACTAGCTGAATATGATGGAATTTCAGCATCAGAACACGACTGGAAGCAACTGTATGAATCTGTAGTTATCTACAAACTAGACATTGCAAAAAACGCTGGTAAAGCTGGCGCGGTTAAGCTTATTTCAAGCAAGGTAAAAGGTGCTGAAATGGCAATGAGCCAGAGAATGATTAAAGGAATTTTAAGTGATGGAACAAATGCTACGGGAAGTCTTGATGGAGATCAATTCATTGGACTTCAAAAGATTATTGCGGCAAGTGGAACGTATGGCGGAATTGCCCCAGCAGATTTGGCTACTTTTGTCTCTTATGTCGATGACAATAGCGGTGTAAATCGTTCACTCACTCAGGCTATTCTAGACAAAGCTCTAGACCAAGCAACTGAGCAAGGTCGAGGCGGTCCAACTTTAGGCATCATGGATAAATCAGTTTTCTCTAAATTCAAAGGGCTTTTAACAGGTCAACAACGAGTTACAAGAGAGGATACTGTAAGCGGTCAAGGTCACAAGGGTCAAGTTATCGTTTATAACGGAATTGATCACATGATCGAAAATCAAATGCCATCAAATACTTTTTTCTACATGGATGAGGAACACGCAAAACTTCACGTACACCGTGACCATAACATGAGAAGACAGTCAATTTCTGACCTAGAAACTGCTGATGCACTTCTAGAAAGAATTTTCTGTTATGCTGCATTTATCGCATCAGAAAGAAAGTATCACTCAAGAGTTAACGATATTTCAGTTTAGTATCACGGGGGCGAAAGCCCTCACTTTTTGAGTTTTTTGTAGTATTATTTATTAAAATTAACAGAAGGGAATAAAATGAAGAATTTACTATTTTTATTTGCAATGTTGTTTACGTTTAACGCGTATGCGGACATTGGCTTGGTTGACCGTTCGACGGCTCTAGACGGTGCAGGAAATTTACTCGCTGGTTCACTTGAAAAGGTTTTTATCAAAGTTAAGAACACATCAGGTGGATCTGTTGCAAACGGTGACGTAATGATCTTAGACGTCGCCGAAGATGACGGGTACTCAGTGACAACTACAACGACAGCCGCATCGGTTCCAGTTTGTGTAATGGCTCAGGCTTGCGCTGATGATGTTTTATGTGACTGTCAAACTTATGGATTAAAAGACGATGTAAACTTTGACTCAACAAACTACAACGCAACAGCCGGAAGTCTGGCGTTTGTTTCTGAGAACTTTGCCGGAGCGGTTCAGGCAGAATTACCGGCCAATTATGCTGTATCTGATGTGCCTATCGGGGTTTTCTATGACTCGCCATCGGCATCGGGTGACACTGAGCTATTTATTAAGCTGAGATAATGATAAATTATTTTTGGGGTGCAGTTTTATTGCTGCATCCCTTTGTCACAAAGATTTCTGCATTTAATGACAATCGGCATGGTGTTGATTTTTTTCTATTTAGCATGGTTATATGCTCTGTTTTACTATGGGGAATTAAGCCCGATAAGAGAATAGGAATTTTATCAATATTTATAGGTTGGAATTTATTAGTTCAAAACGATTTCAATTTATATTATTCAATTACACAAAATTATTCTTTTTTAATTGGTGCGATATTTATTTCTCACCTGTATACACACATCGATAATCTAGCCGACACTTTCCATAAATGTATCGTGGCAATGTCCTTGATTGGTGTTTTTTATCATTTACTAGATACATATTTCCACATTAGCCCTAGACAGTTATTCGTAGAAACATTTTACAATGGAGTCAAGGCCGTATCATCCGACGGAAGGGCAGACAGAACAACGGGTGGCTTTTTACTTAATCAAAACATAACAGGCGCTTATTTTGCATTTTCTATACCGAGCTTCATATATTTAAAAAAACTTAAACTTATGATTTTTCCAATTATTGCCGTGTTTTTCACCAGTGCATGGCCGGTAATTACAATGCTTTCATTTTTTGGGTTTTTAGCATTTAATGAGGCAGTAAAGCACAAGATATTACCCTATTTATTGGCCATAATAGCCATTTTAACGGTTTTTCTACTCTCTCCCCATGAGTTGCATTGGCTAGATACTGGGAGATTCCTAATATGGGCGAAAACCATTAAATTAAATTACTTAAATTTTAAATTATTCGGGAATGGACTAGGTTTTTTTGCTGAAAATTTTAATATATTCACAAAAATAATGAGGCCAGCAATAATAAGACAAGAACACAACGAGTTTTTGGCAGTTTTTAACTCTTTTGGGTTTATAGGGCTAGGCTTGTTTATATATTCATTAGCAAAGCTCGGTACAGGTAGAAATAAACTAGCAAATGCGGTTTTATTTTCTATTTTTATAAATATGTTATGCAATTTTACTTTGCACATGTCAGCATTGTTTGTAGTTGTATCATTTTGGGTTTGCATCTCATTAAAAAGCGAGGTTAGGGCATGACAAGGCGTTGGAACGGGAAAGCCTTAATTGACGAGCTGGGGGCGAGAGTTTGGGATAATTCAGACAGTTCATTAGCCAGAATAATTGGGTGGGTTAATGAAATTCAGGACGATATCGCAAGCTCGCTACCAATAGATCGCTACAAGTTCGAGCTTAAAAAGTTACTCCCAGCAGATCAAGAGATAATTAGTCTCAGGGTGCCAGTACCAACAGCACCGACAGCCGCAATTGCAGCAGGCGGTAATTTAACAGATGGAAGTAGCTATAAAGTTTACACTTCTTTCCTGGTATATGATTCAGACTCAAGGGATTACATAGAGTCAGAGGCTACATTGTCAAGTGCAGCAGTCACAGCAGACGCGACAAATAAAACTATTGATTTAACTGATATTGACATAATGGAAGGTAGTACAAGTTATGAGCCTACTACGATTTATAGGAGAATTTATCTTAGTGTTGATTCTGGCTCTGGTTATGGTGAGCCATTTTTCATAGCTGATATTGCAGATAATACAACTACAACTTATTCAATAACTGCCGAGTCATCATCAACAATAACGCCAGTAAGTGATTCAGAAATTGAAAGAATTGCACCAGATCATCCAAGATTTAGAGCCAGCGGAAAAGTTTTATTCAAAATAGATAGAAGTCAATCCTTGCGATTTAATCCAACAGGCTCAAACTCATCTACGCCAGACTCTTTTGATTATGTCGGACAAGATAGAATTTTCCTTTATCCAAAACTGGCCACAACTTCTACAGAAAACGAAAGAACTTTAAATTACTCAGTTTTCAGAAGGCCACACGAAGTATTTTACGAAGTAGACAGAGTGATAGATCTTCCAATAATCGCAAAGAGAGCATTAAAAGAAGGTGTTGCATGGCTAGCTTATCAATACAAAGACAGAGCAGGAAAAGAGTCATTGCAGCAGAATTATGAAGTTTTAAAGGGGCAGCTATTAAGGAAGTTAAAAAGGCAACAGGGGGCACCTTCTTCAGTGCGTGATGTAAACGGAGATTGGTCAGGGTTCGAGGTATAAATGCCATTATCATTAAGAGCCGTTAAGGCTTGGAGGAATTTCAACAAACCAGTTAGCTATAAAATTGGGCAAACTGACAAGATGAATGACTCCATAAATGTTTACTCAAATCAAAACGTGCTAGAAACTAGAAATGGAATAGCTAGATTCAATGCTACGGCATTTAGTGAGGCACCCTTGTCCATTTCCTTTTTTCAAGACAATTCAGAGAATAATTACATCATTGCCAAAGATGGGGCGATTTTATATAAAGCAAACGCCACGGGAGCACATACTTCCCTTAAAACTGGCTTAGACTCCACAACAAAGCATAGAGCAGTAACGCTAAATAATCGACATATAATTGCATTAGGTTCAGATGGCCTTTTTCAGTTTGACGGAACAACGGTCACGCAATTAGGACAGGCAGCACCAACAGGCATATCGGCAGCGATAGCGAGCGGTGGGAGCCTGACAAACACTAGCGTATATCAAGTAGGTGTAACCTTTTATGATTCAACAAATGGTTTTGAGTCTAACGGGTTTGAATCTGCCCAAATTACTGCTGCATCTCCCAACCTTCAAATTGACTTATCTTCAATCCCCACAACCGCAGCGAATGATAATATTGACAAGGTGCGAATATACTTAAAAGACGTAACAAACGGAACAGATTTTCTATTTATAGAAGAAATTAACCTCGGAACAGCAACATATACAATTGACGAAGAATCTCTTTCAACAATTATAATGCCTAGTAAAAATTCTGCCCCTATTTCAGGTGGTGGTAAATATTTAAGTGTTTTCGGGCAACAATTAACATATGCAGGAAATTCGGCCTATCCGAGTGATGTATTTTTTTCAAGAGCTTTAATTCC